TGGACATGCAACAACGTAAGAGTACCGCCAAAATTAATGGCGATGAAACTGTAACTTACCGGTCACGACCGGCAATTACTCCGACCACGGTCGGCATGTCCCCTCACCCCGATCTGGGGGGTGTAAATCCCGCTATCACGTTGGCGGGTACTATTGAGGTCTGTTTCCCAGGAATTCCAGCAAACAGAGCTATGGTCGCTAAGTATTTCCCCGAATATGCTGATCAGTTGATTTACCGCGCGGAAGCGGTTTCCCACGGGCACCCGTGTTCCGCGCTGCAAAGACTGATCGTTGAGAATCTCATGCACAAGTCCTTGGTTAAAGAAGGATGTCGCATGATTGCTGATGTCGGGGGGAATGCTGCGCGGGCCTTCAAACGTGATTACGTTTGGACTTTGGCACCGCTATTGGACCCAGTTGACGCACTCAGACCGGAGCCCCGTGAGGGGCGTGGGTGTCGTCACCTCTTCAACCGGTGTGACTGTTGTATCTTTGATGGGTACATGTCGAGTTATGTTTTGTGGTTTCTTAAACCCGAGGACGTTTGTATTGTAGTTAACAAGCGCACGGTTTTGGAGAAGCCGGTTCACTTTTATGCCGCAGTGCACGAATTCTCAGATGTTGAAGGGAGTTTATGCAATGGCGAAGCCCGTTATGAACGTTTCTCAATGAATGGGAAAGGAATGGTTCGAATGTGGCTGGATGGATCGAGTGATGTCTATGAACACCCGGATTTGCAGTGGGTTCAAGACACAAATTATTTCGAGATGTATGTCGATGTTGATGGAAACAAAGTGAGAATTGCCATGGTGTGGGCTTTGTGGCGTACGATTGAAAGTACGCACATTTATAAGTTTTCAATGGCCCCTGTGGGCTTGAAAGCTAGGGCGCCCATGCCAAAGAAGAATTCACTCTACGACTCAACCCCAGTGACCAAATTAAATTCATTGTTGGAGAACGATGCTTTGTTGGTCTCAAGTAAGAAATTCGGACTGAAATTTGACTCCGAGTTCTTGGATTATTATGTTGATTCAAAGAGTACTTTGTTGACATTCAAAAATACACAAGTCAAAATCCCAAAATACCTGTACGCTAAAGTGTACAGTGAAGCCCTCACTAGGGCTTTCAACTCAGATAACTTCATTTCGCTGATAAATATAGCGAAATTGGCTTCGGATAGATGCGATTACGATAAAACGCAACTTCCCCTTATAGTCCTTATGGTCATGTTAATAGTGGCTAAGGACCTAACAGATCAACATCAGGTGATTAGTAATGCTTTACCGATGTTTGATGAAGCTAATGAAATAAGAAACTTTACGCAAATTAGTTGGATTGATTTGTTCATCCGCAAGACGCGCAAGTTTTTCAATTTCTACAAAGTTACTCTGTTTTCCGTGCTCAATCCAATCCATTTGTTTGATTGGGCGGTCTACTTCGGTAAGACTGCCTTCAAATATGTTCAGAAGTTGGGGTATTTCCGCAGCGTCAATGTGGCCTACAAGGCGCAGTTGCGTGATGACTTAGCGCCAGGTGCGATCCTTTATGAAGGACTACTGGTGCGTACCCTAGAATCAAGTATGGAGGTGGATGAATTACCCGAAACCCGTGACGATGTTCGCATCAAAGACAACGTTTTGGTAGCTCGTTCTCAGGTTGAGTTACCTGTTCAAGGAGCTAATTTGGGCATTGCATTTCAGTACGTCCCAGTCGTGGCGGCCAATACTATTTACAATCAGTATTTGGCGGTGCGTTTGAGGAATTGCGCTAAAGGTGGACAACAAAGTGATGTTCGATTCCAGCAATTTCGCACTTTTGTTCTAACAAATATCATTAAATTGTTAGCCCCCGGTAATTCGGGGTTACCCCAGATCAGAGCGCACGCTTTTGAAGATTGGGTGATAAAACAACAGCCTAGGAAGCAAAAGGAACTGAGAATATGCAAGGAGAAATTGGAGCACGGATTGTATCATCAATTCAAAACGACCAGATCGAGTTTGTTTGTTAAAGCGGAATTCGCTTTTAAGAGTTTCTCGCATGAAGATAATGACAAAGCCCATTACTTCAAACCCAGAGGGATCAATGCTTTAAGCCCGGAGGCTGAAGTCATTTATGGTCCTTGGGGTGCGGCGTTTCAGGAATACGTTATGTCAATTTGGAATGAGAATAATTTTATTTACCTCATCGCTGGCAGTTCGAACGACTCCGTTGGGCGCTATGTAACCAGATTGAGAAACAACAAATTTGTAGAGACGGACTTCAAACGTTTCGAATCTTCCCAACACTCAGGATTTTATGACTTGTGTGTGGAGATTCGTAAAATGTTTGGGGCTCCCCAGGATTACCTCACCCTTATGAATGCAATGGTGAACCGTAACGTGGGTAGTAGACAAGGTTTGCAAGCTAAATGGGAAGCGACTATGTTGTCCGGGGAAAACAGAACGTTGATTGATAATTCAATAATAACTGTTTTCACTCTATTGTACGGTTTGTGTCACTCGGAATATCAGCCTGAGAAAGGAGATCTTCAGGAGTATTTGTCCCTTCAGTTGGATAAATTAATTCTTGCACATTCAGTCGACCGGTTTGGTTTCCTTGTGCAAGGAGATGATACGTTGATAGCTGTCGAAAAATTGCCCTTCCGAGATTACTTGGATGAGTCATTAGACAGCTTGGGATTGTTACCGGATACTATATTTCACGAAACAGTGCAGACAGCCACATTTGTTTCGTGTAGGTTTTATCCAGTACAAGATTCCTTAGGAGCTGAGGTGTTAATGCCAGCTCCGAAACTGTTCAAGCTACTCCCTAAGATGGGTTTTGTCTTAAACGTTAAGAATTTGAAGTTGGATTCAGGTGAAAATCGCGTACTTTTGAAAGGGAAGATGTTGGGCTTGCAAAAAGTCTGCCATTTTGTCCCAGCCCTACGCGAGTATATATCCGTCGTTTTGAGCAAATTGCGAACAGTTGAGGCGTCTGAGGAGGAAGATAAATATAAGTTAACTACGCACGGTGAGTATTTGGTCACTGATGCTACTTATAATTTCATCCATCTCATTTATGGAGTCACGCGAGACGAGGTCGTCTCATTCTCAAACCTACTTAAGCAGGTTCAGAGATACCCAGCTACTTTGGGCGCTAATGATTTCATAACTCCTGCTAGGATGGCGCAGGATAACTAATTTTTCGGGATTTTATTAAATCCCGCGTGAATAAAATATAAAACATATAATTAATAATAATAATAATAATGGCAGCATTAGCAGTACCTTTAATCACTCAAGCGGTGGTGGCAGCAATCAAAGCTTCAAGACCGAAGAATGGTCAGAAGCGCAAAGCGGTTAGGGCACAACCACGTCAGAGACAAATGATCGTGAAACCCAAACTGCTTAGACAACAAGCAGCTCCAGTTGCTTACGGTAGATCGATGGTTAAACCGCAACCGAGTTTGAATGGTAACAAAAGTTCTATACGTATAGTGCACCAAGAATTGGTGGCAACTAGTATAGTGGGGACTGAGGGATGGAGTAAAAGAGTTGACTTGCTCTGTAATCCTGGAAACCCAGAAACCTTCCCTTGGTTGGCGTCTCTATCAAGCTCTTTTGAGTTTTACAAGTTCAATCGGCTCCGCTTCTTGTATGTGCCTCTGTGCGCAAGTACGACAGTAGGTAGCATTCAAATGGCGCCTGATTATGATTCAGCGGATGTTGAACCTGTGTCCGAGAACGTTTTCGCGGCATTTAATGGTTATGTCTGCTCGAACGCTTGGATGGAATCGTCTTGTGATATGGACCCTAAATTCCTCAACTTATTCACTGATTGGCATTATACTTCCGACTCTAGTGAGTTGGGAGCCGCCTCTCCTCTGTACGCAGCAGCGCGATTTTATTTGTATACCAACAACTTCTCAAGTGAGGTTACGGCCGGTAAGATCTACGTCGAATACGATGTAGAACTTAAGGTCCCTACTCTTAACCCCTTGGGAAACACTGCTTTGGGTGGTCAAATCAATTGCTCAGCACCTACCTCCACAGCTCCATTTGCTGGAGCTAACAACACTGGTTGTGTAGGAGTTTACGCTGAGACAGCAGCTGACACACACTCACACATTATCTTCCAGAAAGCAGGCAGATATTCATTGGTTCTACAATACTCCGTTAGTGGCGGTGGAAACCTCACCTCCTTCGGTACTTTAGCTCAAACTGTGACATCCCTCACGCTTTATAAATCAGCCACCGGTGCGAATAGTGCTATGGCCTCTTATGAAGTGGTAGTTGGAGCACCTAATGAGTATGTGTCAGTGACGGCAGTTACTGCCACAGCAGCACTGAGTACCTCCAGTATCTACGTCGGCGAATTACCACTTTAAGAGAAGATTAAATACTACTAAAATCAAATAAAACCAAATATAAAAATATAAAAACAAAATCAAATACAAAAATAAAAAAACAATAAAAATTCACGAAACTTGACACTCTATGTTCTCAGTATGTCAAGTTGTCTACGAGAACTGTTCAGTATGGTAGTGGTTCAAATCCCACACTGAGCACCAACAAATTTGAATCAAACCTCGAG